TTCTGAAATGGCCATCTCGTCTGTCGCTTTGAGTCCGATGGCGGTGGGATCGATCGTCAATTCATTCTTGGCGTCGAGTGTGAGCTTCTCAATGGGAAATCCAATCTCTGTGGAAGCCATCTTAGGGAAGGGTTCAGGGCGGTAGGGTTGCGTGTCTGCTATGACTGGGACGTTCGTAAAGCCGAATAGTTTTGCTATACTTGAAACGGCGGACGCTCCCATCTGTGTAGCAGTCGCGAAACGCCCGATGACAGGGATGTTTGTGAAGTATCCCGCGGCGGATGCGATGGCAGAAGCAACGGATGAAACTGGTCCTGTTCCATACTCGTCACCCTGCACCTCCAAAGACTGGGTCGCCAAGCCTACCGATGGGCCTGACAACTTGACGTCTTCTGCCCACGCGTACACTGCGATGGACACACCGTCTCCTGTGACACCGTTTGCGGATTGTAACGCGGTGTAATTTAGGAAGGTGAGTTGACCCATGTTGGTCATGTCCGATGCAGATTGCGCGTTCAACCAGTTCTTGTAGTAGAAAAACGGAAGCTCCATCTCAGCGCCCTGGTTGTGCTGCGGCGAGAGCCACACGCAAGGGCGCTGTGAATACGGGATAAGCTGTTGGGTTCCTGTTGACGCGATGATGGTCGATGGGGTTAGTGCAGGCAGTGGTTGGTAACCGCAGTACATAGAACCATAGTAAAAGGGCGATGCATTGATAAGGATCTTGATCTTCAGTTTGCACTGAATGAACGAAAAGTTGTTCAACTTATACTGCACGCGCGTGTCGGTGAAAAACAAATTCCACGGACTGTACGTATGGCTCGTCGCTACGGCGTCTGATTCATTCCAAGTGAAAGCAGCGATGCGGACCGGGCGACTCAGGAACTTGACTAGGTCCATGTTCTGTGTCTGGTCTGACGCACTACCGCGATCAATGGACGACGCATAACCGCCAAGCTCAGGCTCGGCTGCGTCGTGAAAGCCCACTGTCTCGTTTTGCGATTGTTGGAAGTCTGACAGGCCTGCGATCGGCGCGATGTCAGCTTGCACTTGAAGGATGCTCCCTACCCGGGAGTCGCGGGGTTGATGTTCTGGCACATCAACGCGGCCGTTCTTGATTCTACAGTCAAGCGCCTCAATTTGGTACTTCGGTGCAAAGTGGGGTACTCGCGCGGGGGTTGCTAACCCACGCGCGAGAGGTAATTTAAAAGGTTAACCTAGCCCGCGCATTATATATATTATGTACAAATCTATTATGCAGTGTGGACTTAGAGGGCTCCACTTCCCCTTACGACAGGTACACCTGCCGGCTATTTAAAGGATAGCTCCTTAAATGTGGACTTAATGGGCTCCACTTCCCCTTACGACAGGTACACCTGCCGGCTATTTAAAGGATAGCTCCTTGACGAACACTGAGCGTGCGTGGAAATCTTTGCAAAGCTCCTCCCAACTAGGAAAGGTGCTTGGCTCCACGTACGCATCCAGGTTCGCCTGGCCCACAACCTTCTTCAGAGAGCGCGTCATCTGTTCGAAGGTAGGCCTGCCATGGAAGAAGAACTCGCGCACAGCAGTGCCGATGACCTGGATGGCGTGACAGTTCATCGAGATGTTTGCCTTCTGCACGCAAACCATCAGCATCTTCTCCATCGATTCCCGTGCCAAGGGTCCGACAAAGACCTGGAGTTCTTCATCCCAGCGCCACGTACGCTTCAGGAACGACACCTCTTCGATCGAGATGTAAGGTACCGACTGGGCCTCCTTTTCAGCCATAGTGTACTCGATGTCCACAGACGCGAGCACGGCCTGAATAGTGGTGTGGTTGAACCACGGCGCTAGTTCTGAGACACCCATGGCGTTGTCGTCTCCATACGTGAACAGGGAGACCATGAGTTTGAAGCGTGCCGTACATGCCACCGGACGCAGCGCGAGATACGCGTAGCGCATGTAGATGGAGTTGACGAGACTGTTGATCACAACTGTGAGGGCATGGCCCGATGGGTTGCTACCGTAGAACTCGACAAGTTCGCCACAATAGTCTACCGTGGGAAAAGCTGTGTCATAAGCGATCCCGCGGACGACAGCGAGTTCATCGTCAGCGTATCCTGCACGCTGGCAGATGTCGAGGAGGATGTCGAAGGCTGCAAGAATGGCACTTGCTGGCATGCGTTTGTCGAATTTCGCATAGTCGCCTGCCACCATCCTTGTTGTACCGAACCGTGTAAGGTAGTGGTATGCTTGATCCCACTCCCTGCTCTGGGCTGAGATCCCAACGCCCATCTCGTACTGAAAGCGTCGTTGCTGGAGGTAAACGACCACAGACAAGAGATATTGGCGAGTGACGAGCGTGTGCGCCAAGCCTGCCATGGTGAAGACTCGTGTTTTCCCAGCTGCCGCTTTGGCGAACGTGACGGGTTCGTCCTTGAGCTGGCCGCAGAAAACGGCATGGTACCGTTCACCGCGCTGGTACGAGCTCACGATGTCTGACATCGTGTCCTTGATCTCCTGAGTGACGTCCATGTCTGTGGTGTCTTCACTGATGAAGTACATGAACTTAGCCTTTGAGCACTTGTATGGGGCGCCCGCGCTTGTCTTGCGCGGGAGCTTGTCACAGAATGCAAGGCCTGGCATGCCATTGATCGCTGTAGGAAGGTCGTAGACGTGGACTCTTGAGACGTCCTGAGTGGTCGTCTCCTCGATGAACATATCACGAGCTCGCATGAGAACGTCGTTATCGAGGCGTACCACGGGTCGCACCATATCACGCAGAGCATTGCTCCACGGAAGGCGACCCATGTCCGGGCGTGTGCGTGTTTGCTCAAAGCCCAGCTCCGTTTTGAGATACGGAGCTAGCACGGTTTCTGTGACCATCGTTCGTCCGCGCGTCCGGAAGTCCCCGCGGAACGAGCCAAGCACGTTTGCGGTCCCGCTCATCTTAGCGACCACGCTCTGGGGCTCAAGCTCTACTACCACGCGTTCGGCGGAGGGCGCACTAACATGGAGCGCTCCACGTGCAACTGGACGAGGTTCGAAGAAGTCGCATGCTTGCTCCATGGTAGCGGGATCTACTCGAAGAACCCTAACCTCGTTGCCACCTCCGAGGGTGTGCATGCCAAGGAGTGTCCAGCCAGCTCCCGTGTTCGCGATAAGAAGAGCACCACAATTGCCAACGATTGTGGGGCGATCAACGGTTCCCTTCCACATGTCCCCAGTAACGGGTGCCCCGTGAGACAGCCAGGTAGCTGTGCAAGGCTGGATGTTGACTACGGTTCGTTCCCATAGTTCACCACTAGCCTCGCGACCAATGTAGAGGCCATCCAACTTGCCTGTGAAGGAGGGTTTGGCCATCCAAGGGATCAAGTCCGTTCCGGGGGGGAGCATCCTCAGGTGGATGAATGCGAGGTCCTTGTCAGGGACGATGCGCACCATACTACCTGTCACGAGAACGTCTTTCACCGCACGTCTGAGACCTTTGTGGGTGGAGTCCGTGATGATATCCAAGTTGAAGGGGACCTTGGTGGGGATGCTGTGGGCGTTGCACATGTAGACACCCCCGCGGATGTTAATGGCGAGGGTCGATCTGAGCTTATCACCGTCGTTGGTTGTGATGTAGCTTGTTGCGAAACGGACGTTGTCCTTGAGGACTTTCCCATCAGAACCTCTGGTGCACAGTGATTGCTGCGACAGGTCGTCGCGATGGAAGGGAAAGGGATCCGCATAGGACGGTTGCAGTGAAGGTTCGCCATCTGCCAATGGAGGGCGACCCAAAACTGCGCCTTGTGCGAACATGTCGCGCGCAAGATGACCGTGCAACTTGTAGAGCGCTAACACTCCCATGATCGCCGTGGCTGTTGCAATCAAACGCTGGTTATCCGTACCGAGTCGTCGAGAGGCGCGAGCGCCTGCAAAACGGACTGCGATCTTGGTCAACTCCCACTTGTGCGAGCTGTTGGCGATGGACTTCATGTACCAGTGAGGG